CACAGCAGCTAGACCGTGAAGCTGTGTTAAATGCCCTAAAACCGTATTTTGAGAACGCCGACGCCCCTAAGGTGGCACATAACCTTAAGTACGACATGCTCGTTTTGAAAAAGGCGGGTGTTGAGGTTAAAGGCTCTGACGATACTTTGCTTATGAGCTTTAGCCTCTTCGGTGGCCTCCATAACCATGGGATGGATGCTCTTTCTAAGCGTTACCTTGACCATGAAACAATCCCCTTTAAAGAGATTTGCGGCACCGGCAAAAAGCAAATCACCTTCGATAAGCTGGACCTGCAATGGCACTTCCAAACCATCTTCAATACGTCGCACACGTCGCCGGGCTAATGTTTCACCCGCCTCAAACCCTCCCATGGCCACAATGCCCTGCATGCCCCTCAATGGTGAATCACCGTCGGCATCACTCTCGTTGCACGAAACCCGCCACAATTCCATCATTTCCCGCTGCAAGCCTGAGTCTTTAAGCAGCGGGCGCGGCATCATTCCTGAGCCCACTAGTTGCGCAGCGTATTGTTGATGCGCACTTGCTCCGGACGGATTGTTCTGTACCTGATCACGGCTTCTAGCCCGCAAACCGCCGAGGCCAGTTGATATCGCAGCATCGGCACTGGTATCGGGCACGTCCCAATCTAAATAGCGGCCACCGCCATGGGCACCACGGTATCCCCAGCCCACTTGCGCCTTATTACGTGGACTTTCTGCAGGCAATATGAGCCCGCCCCCACCTTTTTTGGCGAAGGATCGACCGAATTTATTCATAGGATTAGGGGTTAGTAGTTAGCGGATACGTTAATGGTTCTGCGGCTTCTTAATTCTCTGAGCATTTGGCCCCTGAGTTCCCGCAGCTCGTTTAGGCTCGCGCGCCGGTACTCAACTTCTCGGATTGATCCGCCTAAATCTAGGCGGACCTTAACCTTTGCCTTTCCCGCAGTTAATTCAAGAATTGCAGCTTCAACCTGCTGCAGATTTTCGGTAGTCCACATTCAATAAGCCTTCTAGCCATTCAGCGTTTTCATTTTTCGACGCTTGTAGCGCTTACGCGATTTACCACCTACGTTCGCGCCTTCTGCAGCGACATCTTTAGTAGATGGCCTGCTTTCCGCGTAGTCACGGGCAAAATAGCTACCCAAAAATGCACAAAGCATTTCACAATCAAGCTTGTGATTAGCTCCTAGACGATGCCAAACCCAGCCACCACCACGCTTTGGCGTTCTGGCTTCTGCTGTAATTTGCTTTTTGTAATCATCATCGATGCCTTTGTAGACAAAGAAGCGCCCGTGTTCGTCGGTTCGGGTATATCGGTCATACAGCCATGACTTAAAGTGCCCGCTGTTCACCATCTTTCGATGGCTATTCGCTTTCTTTAAAGGTTTCCCGCGCTTATCGCTTTCCGGCTTGCGCTCATACCACCAGCGCCCGGCCTCGCTTTTTGATTCAGACATGACGGAGAATATTCTCCCGCCGGAACCAGCCGCGAATTCATCAACCCTTTCAGTTAAAAAACCAGCATCAATGGCCATGTACTGAATCATTCGGCCACCAATCTCCCTATCGAAAAATGCTTCAAGCAATTCCCAAGTTTCTGGGCTCTCAGTGTCACCCTCAATTTCACCCTGATCGATAAGCCAGCTAGTTTTCTTATAACCGTAGGCGCGGACCACATACTCGAATCGATCCCGCTGGACATCAACACCCATGAATAGCATGCGCGCTTGATCTGGCACCTCGAAGCGCTCATAGCTGCCTTCGCACTTATCAATAACATTCGATTCTGGCCTTTCGCCTTCAGAGGCGAACAATTCTCCAAAACCGGTGTTAATAGCCACCTGCATCTGGCCAACATCGCCAGAATCAACAGCCTTCAACCAATCATAGACTCGCCTTGAAACAAGGCTATCTTTGCTAAGCACACCGCTCGCCCATAAGGAATAACTGAGCGTCTTGGGTGTCTCACCAACTACCTTTTTGTAGACACGACCATCTGGGGCAATGAGCTGATCCCCATCCTCAGAGTATCTAAGAGACTCTGCATCAGGCTTCGGCCCATCATAATCACCATCTTCTATCCACTGACCCGGCGCAACCGGTAAGCCATACGCGCGAATGTGATACACATCGTTATCGTAGTGCTCATGCCCACAACGCGGGCAAGACAAGAAAGCGGCTTCTGCTCGCTCTAGCGGTGTACCATCCTTAGGCCAGTGGCAATGTTGAAAACGTGGAGAAAAATACTTGCCGCAATCGTTGTTAGCGCATGGCACCATGAACTCATGGCGAGTACCTGCTCGCCACTCAATCCAGCCTCTGCTGAAAATCTGAGCCTTATCACCGTACTCCCAATGTTCATACTTGGTGACAGGGTGAATATAGGTTTTGATATTGCCGAGTGTCGGCGTTGTATCAATTAAATTTGTTCCATCAATGTAGCGTTCCGACCGCTTCTCCAGCATTGCTACTGGATCACCCTCGCCCTTGATGTTTTGCATACGATCCACTTCATCAGCGATCGTAAGGCCAGCGCTCTGACTGGCCACCTCAGTAGGCGAGCCGGCCCATGCTAAGCGAACGGTCAAGCCTTTGATGACTTTTACTAGCTTTCTCGTTTTGCCTTTTGGTAGATGCTCAGCCAGGCTAGGCACGCTTTCCAGCATGTGCTGTATACGCTTTGCAATGACTGAATCAACGTTATTCTGCGTTGGCCCCAGATAGATTACTGAGCAAGGGTTATCGTCAAGCCGCTGGCCAATGATCGCCAGCATGATTTGAGTCTTCCCCATTTGACTGCCACAGAGAAAAACGACAGTTCTAAACTTTGGATTAACGGCTGCACGTGCGATGGGAATTACGTAAGGTGTCGTGCTCGCTTTATATCTGGGCTCCGGAGCGTCTGGTGGTAACTTAAGCTTTTCATCTGCCCATTGGTCAGGCGCTCTCTTCGGTGGCGGCGTTGATAGCGTCTGCATCTGACGCAAGGTGCTCGCAATAATCCGCAAGCTCCCCGAGACGATTTGCGAATCGCTCCCGAAGTTTCTGCATGTCAGATCCGATTGTTTCTCGAATATGGATAGCACAGCTGGATGCAGCGAAGTCCCGGCACCGTTCATCCTTGTACTTCTGGAGGTCGACATTTAGCCCAACAATTGCTGCCGCAAATGACTTGTTAACTGCATCGCTATCAATAACGTTCCCGAGTCGTTGAGCCAGTTCCACCTCTTTGATTAGTCGATCAACACGGTGTTTTTTCTCTAGCTCACTCAAGCCATCATTGGCCCGATTCATTTTGCGTACGTACCATGGCAAAGCTTCATCGAGAAATATCGTTCTTGCTTTGCCTTGGCGGCCACCACCGTTTGATGGCATGCCCTCATCGCACCACGCTTTTACTGTCGCCTTGCTAACAGCAAATAGCCCTGCAAGCTCAGTAAGAGTCACTGAAATACGTTCGGCTTTAGCCTTCGGTGGCATCGCTTATTCCTCGCTTTTGCACCATTCCGGCGAGTTACCTCGAATACCGTGCATTTGGCACTCGTATTTCTTCACAAGGTCCATGTAGGCCACCAGCTGAATCAATAGATCTTCATTACTTGCCCCCGGCCACAGCATTGCCGGGTGTGAGTGCACCTGTGTTAATCGTGGGTCGATTGGCTTCAACCGATCTCGTTCCACGGTCGTCACGCGTGATGAGCGCTGAATTTCCTGCTTCTGCGGCGCGCCGCTGCAAGATGGCAATAACACCATCAGGCAAAAGGCCATCAGCCCAAATTTCATAAATTGAGGTAGATTGCTTGCATTCACTGGGTACTACATCCTTCGATTGAGCCCGCAAGGCTGTAAGCTCTTGGCGCAGGCTATCCGCTGCTTTCTTCTGGTGTATCCATAGCGCTTCGGCTTCGTTACCACGGGCCTGTGAATCAGCAATGGCCCGCCGGTAAGATTTGGCGTTATCGCGCTGCTGTTTCTCCAGCTGATCCAGCGCATCAACCAAACTCTCGTTATCGCTAGTGAGCAATTGATTTGATTGCTGGGCCTTATCAGCGACACCCCACGCATGTAGGGATTCGCCCCGGTACCACAACGCGGCAACAACGCCCAAGACAGCGGGCAAATACCGCAGCAACACCAACCAGCTCATCAACGGCCCCGGATACAGGTTTGTTCGAGTTTCGCGATATCCGCTTGCATACCGCCAAGGTGACGGTAAATGTCGGTATGCGTGCTATCCGCAAGATCACGCGGCATTAGTTTATTGAGGGTGCCCTGCAGCCCATCCACCGATTTCTCGATATTCATCACCGTGGCCTGGGTGGTCTTGTTGTTACTGTCTACGCTGTGCAGCAAGTGCACTGCGTAACCAGAGGCGCTAATCATCGCCGCCAAAAACGTGCCCGCCATCATGTTCATCATCGATTGCTTAGTTAGTGAGCTCTTGGTACCAGCGTCCGATCCTGTCGACATAATCAATCGTTTCCTCAGAGTGATGCCCGGTAATGCCCGGCATGCACTCTTTAATAACTTGCCAATCAAGAGCACCGCGACAAGCACGCTGTGCGGCAATTACGTTCCCCGACCCCTCGTTGTGGCTGGCAAACACCAGTTCACGGCGCGATTCTTCGGAACGTTTAAAACGCCATGTGCGCATCAGCTTGGCGTCATACCAAGCGGCGCAAGCAATTGAAGCTTCAGCGTTAAATGGGCTGGCGTTGATCTGCAATGCATCAGTACATTCGCGCCAGGTGCGCGGCATAAACTTGCATAGCCCTTTTGCCCCCACCGGGCTCACTGCCCTGTGCTTAA